CCCTATTCGTCTTTCTAGGTGGAGGATACCTCATATTTTATGGACCCGAACAATCCGTCAACGTTTCGGTAGCTTGTAGGACATGCTGAACCTGACACACACGCAGAATACTTTCACCGCCCCACGCTGTGGGTTTGTCATAGACGTGTGCCGCCGGTGAAAGGTCTTCAAGACTAGAGCGATGACCAGTCGCTCCCTAACCACTTAATAGCTGTGGGCTGCATGATACCTGGGATGTTCTCTCAATTAAGAACTATTTCGCGTCTGCGGTGTATCTCCCGGTCCAACGAGCTTACTGTTGTATGAACCATCCCTCTGCGAATGGTTCTCTTTTAACGCGTGGATAAAGATATTGCGACATTGTGTCGATCTTGTTTCCCTTGTAGCGTTGAAGCCAATGATGTATCAACTCGACCTGCTTACTATAAACCTCTTTAGAGTTTGCAAAGTCTATGATTACATACGATTGCCTACTCTTTTTCGGCATTTGGTCGCTATAATAGAACGGTTCCTTATAATCGGAAAGCATTTTTGTTACTACTTCTTTTTCTTCTTCCGATAGTCTCGAAAACATTCTACGTTGCGACGCGAGGAGTCCAGGAATCATCGTCTGACGTATCCTTTCGGTTGGCTAAACGCCTTCTCCTTCTATCATGAACATTTTTGTCCATTCGACCTAAATCTTCTAATGGTTATCGGAAGCTGGTCTAAATATTGGTTGTTCTCTGTTTTTGTCTGCTTGTTTGAAATCACATACCAAAACGACTGGGTTGTCTTTCATGATATCAAACATTACTCTTCGAATCTTCGGGTTTATTGTCGTCGAGTTTATCTCCTTGAGTGCTATTTTGTCTGGATCCAACGCTCCTCTGGAGTATAGCAATTGCCAAGATGATAGGACATCTATTGTCGCAGGTTCTGAAGTTGGTGTTGACCACGGTTTAAATCAGACGTGCGAGGCTATTGCCCTGGCCATGAATTTGATTGCTGTTTTGCTTTCAGTATCATACATCGTTCTCAGGAAGTCTGTTGACCCGTTTTCCTGATAGATTACTTTTGCAGCATTCATTTTTGCGCCTAAATCGTTCGAAATACTGATTATCTTTAGCGCTTCTTGCTTTGTCGCGATGTTCACTGCAACGTCATCTCCTTGTACTGTTAGATTTTCAAGTCTTACGTTAGCAACTGAACTGATTGCGACCAGCTAGGCCGTATTTATGTAGGATCCCATCGCTGATGTGAACGGCAATCCGGATGATATCCCGTTGTTCATAATCACCGAGCGAGTACCAACTTGAACACTTGTACGTCTACCTATCAAC